CTTCGTTGCCTTCATATCTAATAGAAGGAGCTCCTGTTTCTAATTGTTCTGAAATATTAATATCTGTTATAGCCATATTTATCCGTGTGTTTAATGTTGAAGAGCAGGTATTTCTCCTGGGTTTATTATACTACTTTGTTTTTGCAAACAAATCAAGGGGTGGCATGATTACTCTAACATCTCTTCGCACATCCTCCTCTGGGATATTAGCCGCTTTTAAAGCTGCTTCATCCTTATACTTTTCTCCGGTTTTCTTATTAGAAATAGTTGTGATTATTTCTTTGGGTGTTAATACTACGGTTTCGTCCATTATGTTGTTACCTCTTTTTTGATGTTTAGATAGCTGACTCCAAAATCAAATGAATCTGAACTGCCAGCTTTAATAGTAAGGGTCGTACCCCCTACTACTATTAACGGTTGGGTTAATAATTCTACTGTTGTATTTGCTGTTAAAGCTGCTGTTTTAATAGCAGTAAAAGCATTATTAGTAACGGTTACACTGGGTGTTCCTGCAGAAGTAACCAGTATAGATTTAATAACATAGGTTTCACTTACCAAAGGATTACCTGCACCAAAAGGATTAAGCTCAGCATCAGAAGTATCATTATCTATTCCTACAAAGTCGTATTGGTTTACTACTGCCATTATTCCATAAAGAAGGCTTTAGCTTCTATCTCCTGTTTTAATTCTTCTTGAAAGGTAGAGTTTAATTTTTCCAGCACCGCATCTAAGTCTCTTACTAAAGAGTGTGCTACGTCTGCATTATACTCATCGCTTGCTCTGGTTAATGATTGAACTATCTTGGCCATAAACTTAATAGTCCTCCATCAAAATAACTAACTCTTCCACCATATGCTTTATGCGGTCCATAACTTCCTTTACCTGGATCTGTGAATCCACCGATGTGGCCATGTCCTGATTTATCTTCTCTTCTTCGACGTATAGATTTTTGAGTAGGCCCGCTTGGATCAAAACCACCCCTGTCTTTATCTCTACCTAATTTTTCTAATCTTTTAAGTCTAGCTTCTTGTCTTCGAACTATGTCTTGAAAGTTTTGTTTTTTCTTATTCATTAATTGTTGTTGTTTGAATCTTACTTGAGGAACATATGATTTTTTTTGCTCAAGTGTTGCACCATATGGAATACCCCATGCGTTTAAATTTGCTTGTACATCTTCCCAAGGTTGAGCAAAAATACCTCCACTAGTGATAGCACCATAATCTTTTTCTTCTAACGCTTGTTTAAAAGATCTCCATGCATCTGGAATTTCTTCTAATGCTGTAGCACCTGTGATTCCTACATTTCCTATAACATTGGCAAATTTACCGTAGGGGTCAATTCCAAGATTAGCGCTAGACCAATCAATAATAGCTTCTTTTCCTGCTGCTGATCCTAATGTATGTCTTACATCTGAACTTAGCCCTTGTTTTCCATATGGACCAATACCTACTCCGTGTCCTGAATATTTTGATCCTTCAAGGAAAGCGTCACTATAAGCATTTATGTATTTAGGTTGACTTGTAATTTCACTAAGGGGAGTGAAAAAATCCATTTTTGTCGATTGATTTGTAGGGTCAAGCCTCAATGATAGTGGCATTATCTTCTTCCTCCTGCATGTACATCTAACCTAAAAGTTCCTAGTTTCCAATTAGAATCTACTGCAGTATTTGATATTTTTACTGCAACCGATCGTCCTCGTGCCCTACACGATTGATAGTTAGTGCTTGAAGTAATAGTAAAAGGTCCTAATGTAGAACTAGCTGCGGTTTGATTAGGGAAATTTCTTAAATCTAATTCAACTATTGTATTTCCAGCTTGATTTATAAAGTCTGGTAAAAATCTACTGACTCTCATCATAAATTCTCCGTCTCCTCTAAAGGTGATTCCTTGTTTTTGATCCTGAGTAATATCAAAATCCCCTGAAAGAATATTAGCTGCAATAGCACTAATAGTTCCACCTTTAATTTGATTAACCCCTTTTTCATGTTCATAGTAAGTTGAAATTCCATCTGTGTTTCCTACGGTATCACAGGTATCGGTACCTGCATCATAGAATGTAGCATGAGGTAAACCAAAAACAGCTGAGTCCACCCAAGTAGTTCTTGGAAAGATTGAACTAGCATTCGTAAACCATATAGGTCGTTGGGGCGTTGAATCCAGATAACTATACACTACACATCTATCTACTACGTTAGAACCAGCGGTTGGATAAAACCACATCACCTCTCCAAATAAGTTATTAATTCCACAATAGATAAATTGATTTGAAGTTGTATTTAAATCATCATAAACATAATCTTCTACTAAACAGTCCATAGATTCCAGTTTACCTGTAAATCTAAAAAAACCATTATCAGACATCCAGTAAGCAGCACCATCCACCTCGACAGAGGCGTTCTTTCCAATCAATCCACAGTTGGTTCCCACTTGTTCATAAGCAAAGGTAAAAGGTTGACCTACAAAACGCATGGTGAATAATGAGGTATCCGTCCATACGTAAAGTGCATTTCTACCTAGTTTAGCTCCCATGATCCGTGAGCCGGCGGCCAGTCTTTGTGTACCAGCACTATTAATTGCCGTAGGTACCCAGTCAGTTATATCCTCTTGAGAAGAGAATCTAATAAACATATCATCTTGAGTAGAAGTAGTTCCAATCGTGGTTTCAGTTCCAAATAAAACTAAGTGACGATCGGGAGTAGAGACTAACATGTCACGGGACGCGGTTGGCGCACCACTAACAATGGTTGCTCTTGTCGCTGTTGCATTAGACGCATCAGCATCCCATTCAAATACAGCACCATTAAAAATTAAAGCCAACAAAGTACTTCCTAAATTATCTAAGGACCATAGTCCGGGTTCAGCAACTTTATCAGTTGTAGAAGAGGCTTGTCCCCATCCAGCATAGTCAGTAATATCCGTAATGGTTGCTCCATCCGAATGTGTAGCGGCTGTTGTTCCATTAACTCCTCGAACAACTCCAGTTAATACATTTGAACTAATTCCAGTATAACTAAGATCCTCTGTGTCTATTCTTATTTCACTAGTTCCACTGGTAGGAAAACCTGTTGAACTGGTTAATGTAATACCAGTCGTTGCACCAGTAGAAGTAATAGCTCCATTTAAAGTTGTCGTTTGAGGAGCTGTTACTGTTCCAGACCATTGAGATATACCCCATCCAAAAACACCAACCTGTTCAGCCGGTCCTACAGGATAGTACCATTTAACAGATAGATCTCCATCAGTAGCGGTTGCGCTTGCAGTGGATCCCATAGTAATAGTAACTGAGGTAGAATCTACTACTTCAGTTATCATAAAAGTTTTATCGTCAAAATCAGAAGCTGAATAACCCGACCCTGTAGGAACGGTAACATTTTCAAGAAATAAAATATCTCCTGCTGTCATTCCTGCTGTAGTAGATAAAGTAATAGTAAGAATAGCAGAGCTTGAAGTAGAAGCTAGCTTGTCGGTTAAGGCTCCGAAGTCAGTTTTAATGGGGTGAATATCATAATAGGCTTCCCCTGTATAAGCGTATAAAATTCTATTGGTTCCAATAATGGAATATTTAATTCCTTCTTTGTTGACCATTTGATGCATAGCTCGAGCCGCACCGGTTAAAGCTTTGTCTCCTAGCTGGGACCATCCCCCTATTTTTTCAGGCGTGCCATATCTAAAACGAACGTTTTCCCCTCCCGTCCATTGTGCTTCAGCTCCAGTAGGTGTAATTTGTTTGTTAAATCCGGGTAAAAATCCTATCTTTTGTAGCATAATTAAAAGCCTTATATCAGTGTTTATTTGAATATACTATATAAATGTAAAAACGTAAACAGCTCTTAATTGAGCTTTTTCTAAATATAATTAATATTTATATAAAAAATTATCTACTATTTTCATTTTTCTTTAAACCAGGGAGGTAAACCTAAATGTCTTTTTTTATCAAAAATATTAAATTTTGAACCCGGAGTTTTTACATTGTTATAATGTAAAAAAACTTGACCACAATTTTTACTCTTAAATTTTTCTCTCCAATGCTCTAACTCACACCCTCTGTAAATTAACATATCACCAGGGTTTAAGTTAATACGAACTCCTTTCGCTTTACTAACTGTGGTTATTTTTTTCCAATCAGGTATACCAACATTTTCATTTGGACTTATGTATATAGGCCAAGGGTCTCCACCTAAATTAAGTGTAGTGGATATTTCACAACTAAACCTATCTTTATGTCTTTTTAATATATCGCCTTTTTTATATATTCTTGCGTAAGTATATCCTGGATATAATTTTAATTGGGTTGTCTTTTCCACTATTGGTTGGCACTTTAACATTAAAGTATCTATTGCTGGATCAGCATACATACAAAATGTATTTGGTATTTGATCATCTTGTCCTTCGTAAAAACCACACATAGTTTCATATGGAGACATATAACGAAAGTCCATACAAGTATCATAAACTTGTCGTTTCATTAAAAAATAATTGTAAATATATGTAGCTAGATCTTTAGATATAGCTTCTTTAATTACAGCATATTTTAATTTTTTAAAACTCATATTGCATTTCCACTTATAATTAATCTATTATTACTTTTATTTAAAGGCACCTCGTGTGGCATAAACCCTGGAAATATTAGTAACATGCCTGGTTTAAAATCAAACTTTATTTTTTTATTACTATTTATTAAAGGATACCCTATTTCATAAAATATAATCGGAGAAGAGTTTTTATCTCCATCAATAAACCAAACAAAAGAATAATCTTTTTGAGTTGCAAAATGTGTATGCACACTGTGGTAATTATTTTTTAAATACAATTGCACCCAACAATCTCTAATATTTAATTTATGTTTTTTAAAAATATCTATTAAATTCTTTCTAACCATACTTAATAATTTTTTGTCTTTTTTTATAAAATTATTATTATTCATTTTGTATTTAGTCAATGGATATGATTTCACATCACTTAATATTTTATCATTTATATCCACATATTCTTCAAAAATATTATATTCAAAAGTATGTTTATAGCTCATGCTTCCTCTATAATTTTTTCTGGGTTTAAAGAGATATTACCTGAAATACTTACCCTTGTTTTATTTGATAAATAAAAAGGATAAACCGCATGTTGTGTTTTATTAGAAAAAAACAACATTGTGCCTTCGTGTTCTGGTGTAAGATGATATTCATATGTTGTTATTTTACCAAAAGAGTTTGTATATAAAAATTGAAACGTATTAGGGAATGGTGAATTAGAATGACTAACAAAAGGCAGTTTCTTTTCTTTTTTATAATCAGATGGAATGTCTAACCATATTACGAAAGAATAAATTCCACCATGGTCATGAACAGGATTAAATTCATATTTTTTTTGAAAGTTAACCCAAAACCTATTTAACTCATAAGCACAATTTTTTGTTAATAGATTAGGAACAAGAGCAGCTTTTTTGTAATGTTTTTCAAATTCCACTGCATTGGGTATTAAAATGTTTTTAAAAAACCAGTCGTCTTTATCTTTTAATTCATAAGAGGAGTTTATGTTTCCCGCCAAAGTATGATTTACTTTTTTATTTTTATTTTTATTTTTAATATACTTTCTCAATCTATCTAAAACTTTTTTTGGAAGTTTTTGTTCTGTAAAACCTACGTTAGGAAACTGAAAAAACTTAGCTTCCATTTTCCTCTTTTGCTGCCTCTTTAGGTATAGCTTGTAAATTAAAATGTATAAATCTAAAAGGTTCTTTTCCATGATCAACTGCAAATTCATGTTCCATGTACCCTGGAAAAATAATTAATTTTCCTGGGGTAGGAACAAAATGTACTAATTCTGTACCGTTTACTATCTCATTAGTTTTCATTTTTAATTTTGTAGCACGTGCTCCAGTTCTCGGTTCATGAAAAACTGGATAGGATGTATTTTTACTGCATTTTAAAAAGTAAAATCCTGATACGTGTTGATTCCAATGTATGTGAGAAGAATGATGCCCCCCACCTTTTTTAGAAAACTCTTGCACCCACATTTCAGTAAACATTAATTTATACTGTGCCATATCAAAACCGCACCCATCTAAAAACTGCCAACATTTTTCACCTATATAATTTCTAAAATCTAAAAAATTATTATCTATGGTTAATGGAGTAGAATGATAACTTCCCCCAAAGTCACCAAATTTTTTTCTCCATTTTTTTGACTCAGGGCTACTTCTAGCGTCTTTAATATATTTATTAGAGTGTTGTATTAAAGATTTCACATACTCGGGTCTATCTTCTACCCACACAGGTGTTTTAAAAAATTCTAATTTATGCATTTTATTTAAATGGATATCCAAGGCTCCACATGACCAATGAATATCTTACCCCTTTCGTTACAGGTTTTATACGATGCCACACAAACGAAGGAAAAACAATTATTGATCCTTTAGGCAATATTTGTTTCGCTTTTCGTAAATGTTTAACTTCTTCTCTCATATTAGGATCATAATTTCTGAAATCAAATTCTAACTCACCCCCTTCATATTCAGAGCCGTCTGTTAGTTGGCAAGTCATAGAAAGTTTTCTCATTTTTCCATAAGTATTTTTATTTTTATCGTCATAGATAAATTTATGACTGTCATTATGCCAATCATAATATTGGTTTAACTTATACTTTGTAAACTGTAGTTGTTCAGACCAGTCCCACTCAAAATTCCAATTGGCCAGTTTATTTGCTTGTTGAATATATGGCTGCACTTCTTTATAAATCCAAGGAGCATCTAACCAAACAACATCAGAGCGTCTTTTTCTCTTCATATAAGCAAGTTCTTCTTTGGTATATTTTGAGTTAGCAGGTCGCCCTCCTATTTTGGCAGAGTGTTCCTTTTTGTTTAATGCAAATTCAATTATGTCATCACACACTCTAGCTGGAACAGCTGATGTAAAATACCAATAGTAATCTTTTAAAAGCATATTATAAATATTCGTAAGTTATAGTCTGTATAAAGTTTAAACGCGTTCTTTGATTATTGTATATTGTATAAGCATTAGTTGATGGAAATATAACATACATACTAGGTTTCAGTTCTATCTCCCAGCTTTTTCCTGCTCTTCTATTATCATCATAAAAAATTTCTATTATGCAGTCTTCAGTATTTATTCCATACAGGCATGTAAAATCAGGTGAGTTTTTTAAATCCATAGGATCAACATTAGATAACGAATTAAATTTTTCATTAGGATAAAAAACATCCCCCCAAGTATCTTTATTTATTAATTCCAGAGTGTGTCTTAAGTGAAAATTTTCTCTTATATAGGTATTTAATTGTCCCCAAGATTTACAGTACGATGCATCGTTATTTAAGTAAAAAGACCTAAGAATATTTTGACACATTTCTAATGGATCAACTTCATATCCCTTTGGGATTTTAACTTCGCCGTAATAAAGAGCTTGTTCTGTTAATACTTTCTTCTTCATTCTGAAAATGAATATACTTATTTATAAACTAAAATCAATATTTAATTATAAGACTTCTGGTCCAAGATCAGCCAATGTCCAAGATTGGCCTTCTTCATTCCATTCGTGAACCCACGTGTGAGTATTAGCAGTATTTTGAGATTGTTGTTCTGCTGTTAAAGCTGGTTTAGCTATAGGTGGATCCCAGTTTGCTATTGTAGTATTTTTTACCCAAGATGGAAAAGGTTTTGGTGACCAAAAAATATTGTTTGCTGAATCCCAAGTATAACCAATACCTGCATGATTTCCTCTAAAAGGTGTGCCTCCTAGTTTATGTTCATTTCCTTGAGTGTTAGGATCAGTTTGAATCCATTTTTCAGCAGGCCAGTTGTTGTGTGTTTGTAAATGTTGTTGACCTATAGATTCAGTTAGCTCCCCTGCTTCGTTTTGTATTTTTTCATCTTCCATATACAAAACTGTAAGAACTTCGTTATCATCATTTATTTTTGCAAAGCCAGCCATAATTATTGATATTTATACCTTATTATTACGAGACCGCTACCACCACCTCCGCCACCACCTTGTGGGGGTTGAGTTGATCTTCCACCGCCTGCGCCTCCGCCGCCACCTCAGCCGCCGGTATTAGCCGTTGCT